GTTTTAAATGAATGTGCAGCACGACTTGGTGTTTCACTTCGTCAGACAGAAGATCAACTGACTCGTGATATGCTTGCAGCAACTGCAGGATTTATCAACTGTGTTGGCGGTGTAAACGGTAGAATTGTTGCCGTTGTAAAATCTTTCCTGATGGGCTTGAAACTCTTAACGGGTAATGCCGAAGACAACAAGGCGCAAGCAAGCTTAGGCTGTGCAGCGTGAACGTAGCAAGCGGAAAGACGCTCGAAAGAGCGATGCGGTGCTCTAGACTCTATGGAAACATAGAGAGGCAGGCTGAGAAGACTCTGCCCGCTTAAGTGGTTTTAATACCTTTGAGGTTAAGTTGATGAACTTTAGAAACAATATTTTCACGAATCGCAATAATTTTTGCGTACTGTGTCCTAAAGGATTCGGTGTGCCTTGCTCCTCCATTTGCAAGGGTTGTTTCGTAGAATTTTTTCAACGCCTCACAAACTGGTTTTTTATGCTTGAGAAACGGATAAATATATTTAAGTATTTGAGAAAGAGCTTTACTGGAAAGTCTCCAGCACAATTGGTTTTTCAAAGATTCTCCATGATTTCTTCGGTCAATAAAATTAATATGACCGCCAAATCTTTGAAGAAGCCATTTGAAAACAGGAGTTTTGGTATTGTTGCATTGAAGAAGAATTTTATAGACGTAATTGGGTTTATCTTTAGGCTTGTATTTGCTGATTCCAAGAGAACATTCTGCATCGATAAATCCGGCGAGATAAGCAAAATCCTTCTTTGTTGGTGTAACAGTATTTCGAAATTGTTCAAACTCTTCCTTATGGCTCTTGGAAACAAGATTGCCAAAATGTTTAAGTGTTTTTATTTGGTTTATATACAACATTTTTGTTTTAAGGCGTTTAGCTTTAGCAAATTTTATAAAAAGTTCAGCCTCTTCGTGCTTTTCAACAAGATGAGACTTTATTTTTCTTGCTATATCAACTCCGTTTTCTTTTTTTGCAATATATTGATAAAGAGATTTGCTGTTATCGTGTTTTATCTTTGTAAGACGAACAGATCCTCCAAAGGATTGTTTGAAAAAATGAAGAACATGTTTATCAGTAGAAGAGACAATTATGGCGGTGCTATTTCTATAAGAAGATCTTTCTTTAGAGAAATACTCTCCTATGTAAAAGCATCCATCTCCATCAATATAACCAGCAGCATAAGCATAGTCAGTTTGTTTAAGTATTTTATTCATGGTATTTACAATATATCGTGGATAAGGCCCTTAAGTCAACAAGTAATAGAAATTTCGGACAATCCAACTGAATTAACACGTTCAGATTGTAATGATGTTGTTCGTGCGTTATTGGGAAATAATGCATACACCATTATGGACAATATTGAAGGTGAGGATAAATTTGGTACGGCTCCTGTTAGGGATGCTTATTTTGCATTAGCACACACAGACTTAACAAGAGATTTGGACAGTGTTGCTGGATTCATTCAAAAGAACCAGTATCCATCACCAATGAATGCGTTACGTTCTGAGTGGGGCGCAATTGGCAACCTTCGCTATCTCGTATCATCTATCGGATCAGTAGCAGCAAATGCTTCATTATTAGACTCAGACGTGTATAACGTGTTCTGTGTTGGCATGGAAGCATATGCATGCATTGAGCAAACTGGCGCATCATCAAGTTTTATTTATAGACCACCAATATATGACGGTCCATTAGCACTTAATGCGTCTGTCGGTTATAAATTTGCAGAGGTTCCTCGTATTACGAATGATCTTTGGGTCATGAATCAACGTTGTACCTTATCATAAGGAAGGATGCATTATGGATAGCACAATCATTCAACAAGGTGTTTTTACTGCTGATGGTTCCGCTAAGATCTTGACATTACGTTCAGATATAGATTGGATGTCAGTCATAAATTACACAAAAATAGCAGCGAATGCCGCATCAACCGGTTACAGGTTTTACTGGCAACGTGGTCTTTCTGATGGCGACGGATTTGAAGAGCAGTCAACCGGTGCAGCTACTGAAATAGACTTAAAAGTCTTAGGTGCTGCAGGTGGCGGATTTACACTTATAGATTCAAGTGACTTTACACTGCCTGCGGGTGTAGCTCTTACTGGAATGACAAATGCCAGTCCTCCAGTTATAACATCAGCTGGTCACGGACTGTCAATTGGCGACATTGTAAGATTTACATCGCTTGATAATCAGCCCCAAATCGGTGGTATTGATTTCAGTGTTACAGCTGTAGCTGCTACATTCACTATTGGTAATATTAACTTATCTAATAGCACAGCATCGACTGACGGAAATTGGAGAAAGGTTCCTTACGAATCACTTTACTATCCACGTAGTCGATTTATTACATATATTTCTAGCTCAGCAACAACTGGACGCGCTAAGATTTATATGTCTGTAACACACACTTTTATCGTTGGTGAAAAAGTTCGTCTCCAGTTACCAGGAAGTACTTGGAATAATTTCTCACAACTCAACAATCGTATTGCAACTGTTGTTGCTGTTAATGAGGCTCGTGCAGGAACTGATCCTACTAACGGTGGCACCGCAAATAATATTGTGGTCGACATTGATGTTTCAGGACTTGGAAGTTGGCTCACATTTGGTGCAGCTTCAAACCAAGGTTACCCAGCAGCTGGCGAGGTTCCATTTACACCAGCTCAAGTAGTTCCACTTGGTGAAGATACAGCACAAGCACTTACATCAGGTACCGATATGCTTGCCGATCAAACCTATAATACAGGTTATCTTGGCATGAATTTAGGCGCCGGTGCAGATGCTCCTGCAGGACAAGCAAACGATGTTATTTACTGGACCGCTGGCAAATCATTTAGTAATTTGGCAGAGTAACAGCGAGTAACTAATTTTTATGGCACCTCGTGGATTTTCACCTATTTACGAGGTGCCTTTTATACAAGGATTACCTATGGCAGAAATAAAAGACTTAAAAAAAGAATCAACATCAAAAATTAAACAAAACTTACGCTACAAACGTGATAAAGATCGCGAAAAAGTACGTGGGATATTTCGTTTTAATGAAGTTCCTGGCGGATCAATGAGTTTTATGTATAAAGCATATAAAGAAGATCCTCTTGAAAAGTTTGATTTTATCGATGGTGGCGTTTATACCATTCCTCTTGGAGTAGCACGTCATTTGAACAATAATTGCTGGTACCCTGTTCACGATTATACTGTTGACGAACAAGGAAAACCATCAATGAAGATTGGTCGTAAAGTACACCGTTGCTCATTCCAAAGTTTAGAGTTTATTGATATTGATGATATGCAACCAGTTGCTGACATTTTAACCGCGGAAGAGTTAAATAATGGCAGTACTAGCTCGTGAAAATCCGACATTTAAACCTGCAATGCGCATCATAAGTACTATGAGTCAAGCACATCCTGTTGCCATTACCACAACATTTGACCATAACTATGAATCAGGGCTTATTGTGCGTTTAGATATTCCTCTCGGGTTCGGAATGCAACAAGTAAATGGTAAAGCAGGCACCATAATTGTTACAAGCGCTACACAGTTTACAATGGGTCTTGATACCACTACGTATGATGCATTTGCAGTCCCGCCCGGGGCGCCTAGAAACAAGCAATATGCACATGTTGTGCCAATTGCAGAAGATAACGATATGCTTACATCTGCAACTAGAAATGTTTTACCGTACTAAAAAGTAGAAGTGACAGAAAAGAGTTGCTAGGATTGGATAAGCATCAGTTAAATAAGGAGCGCTGTTATGGCAGATTCTACTTTAAGTGCTATACGCACTAAAGTGCGCAGGCTTACGAGATCATTATCGGAAGCTCAACTCACGACCGACCAGATAGATGAGTATATTAACACATTTGTTCTGTACGATTTCCCAGAACATTTGCGGCTTTTTAATCTTAAAGAAACTTTTTCATTCTATCTTGAACCATATATAGACTCCTATACTACAAATACAGCTGATGCAGCTGATCCTCTCTATGAATTTAAAAATAAATATATTACCGTTCATCAGCCAGTTTATATTGCTGGATACGAAGTAGGGTTTTTTGAAGATCGAACCACTTTCTATAGAAATTATCCACTTACAAATAGCATTGCATCAACGGGCAATACGGGAGATGCAGCAGAAACGGCTTTTACCGGAACAGTAACCAATATGAGCGGCACGGTAAGCGGCTCAATTCTTCTGCGCAACAATGTTCTGTTTTCTTCTCTTGATGCGGATTATAACGGATTATCAATGATTGATTATCCAATTAGCGCATCAATAGGTAATCTCTACGTTCCGGGAGGTGCGCCTACTTCAACAGCAGTCCAAGATGCAAATAATTATATAAATTATTTAACGGGCCAGTTTGTTGTAACGTTTGATGCTGCTCCCGGTACCGGAGAAGACATTGCAAGCCAAACAATTTTAACATCTCAGTCTCGACCGATCTCAATGCTCTTCTCCCATGATACTTTTACCTTTAGGCCCGTTCCTGAACAAGTATATAAAGTACAACTTGAAGTCTACAAACGGCCAACTGAACTCTTAACTGCGGCCACTGAGCCATATTTACAAGAATGGTGGCAATACATTTCATATGGCGCCGCAAGAAAAGTGTTTCAAGATCGAATGGACCAAGAAAGTTTATCTGTAATCGAGCCCGAATATAGAAAACAAGAAATGCTGATTCAGAGACGAACACTTGTTCAACAAACAAGCCAAAGAACAGCAACAATTTATAGTGACAATGCTAACCCCGCCGGTGCATATGGAGCAGGATGGTCAGAAGGCGGCGGTCTTTAATAAGGATTTTTTATGCCATATGTATATGATGAAACTATCCCTTTAGTAGCACAAAAATTAAACTACACTCAACCAATAATAAAGTCGAATTTTCAAGCAATAAAAGAACTTATTGAAGAAAATCACATTGATTTTAATTCTGTAGCAGGGGTTGGAAAACATAGTAAGATAGATTTGCCTGTTCAAGCCCCAGTTCCAGCTTTTGCAAATGATGATAATGGCCTTTATACATTCTTAAATGCTACTACGGGCAAAAATGAGCTTTATGTTCACAAACAAATAGCAGGGGTTGCAACTGGTACTGGAATTCCTTTTACCGCCTCTGTTTTAAGTAATACGGCAGCTTCTGCCAATATGATCGGATGGGCTTATTTGCCAAGTGGTATTTTGATTAAATGGTGCAATACTGCTCTTCTTGCGGCAGGAGTGACCGAGATAGATATGTCTGGCGTTGGTCCTGATTTTTCATATATTTTCAATATTCAATTAACTGGAGCACGAGCAGGTTCATTAAGGCTTTGCTCAATTTCAACTGATTTTAATATTGCTACTAAAAAATTCAAAGTTTATGCAGATGGAATTGGTTCTGTAAGATCATTGCTAATCGGAGTATAAAATGGCAAAAGATCGTTTCATGATCGGTTACACCGACAATAACACTGGTTTACAGACAAATGTTCTTCCATGGTTATTGCCGGATAATGCGTTTTCAAAGCTAGAGAACGCATATGTCTTTAGGGGCAAGGTTAGGAAGCGATTTGGTTCAACTTTGATGGGTGATACGCATCTTAATTCACGGCTCAGAATACAAGTTGGTGATACAACAGCTCCGGCAGCAACGCCTGATAATATTGCAATAGGACAGATGTTTTCAGTTGCAGATGAAATATATACCGTTTATCAAACTGGTGCCATGTTAGCTTCAACGGCAGGTACTTCTGGAACTGCAACTGTTGGTACAACAGTTTTTGCAATTGCATCAGTTGCACCAGCTGGAACAAAAATATATTGGTATCCATCGTTGCCTGTAATGGGTATCACTCAGTATGAAGAGCAAGATATCAATCAAGAGAAATCTGTTGCATTTGATACGAGATTTGCCTACTATTTCGATATTGTAAATAATGGTTGGGAGCAACTTGGCCTTTCAACATGGACAGGGAACAACGCGCAGTTTTTTTGGTGTGTTAATTATTATGGAAGTACCGCCAATTCAAATGATTTATGGGTAACAAATTATCATGATACGATTGCTTATTGGAATGGAGTTGGCTGGACATCTCCTGTTATTACTACGGAAACAACAGCTGGTACAAGCATAGTTCAAACAGCCCGAATAATTATTCCATTTAAGCATCGACTTGTACTTCTTAATACAAAAGAGACAGTGAATGGAGCGCCAAACGTAACATTTAATAATCGATGCAGATATTCCGCAACAGGTAGTCCCACTGGTGTAGATTCATGGAACGTAAGTATTCCCGGCGAAGGTGGATTTGTAGATCCCTCTACCGCAGAAGCAATTGTTACAGCGCAACTACTGAAAGATCGTTTAATTGTTTATTTCGAGCGATCAACATGGGAACTCGTATATACAGGAAACCAACTTCAACCATTTGTATGGCAAAAAATTAATACTGAACTTGGTGCAGAGTCTACATTCTCGCAGGTTCCATTTGATAAAGTTGTTTTAGGTATTGGAAACACTGGAATTCACGCATGTACCGGAACAAATGTTGAGCGTATTGATAATACTATTCCAAATTTAGTACTAAGTTTTCATAACCAAAATCAAGGTGTAGACCGTATTGCTGGAATAAGAGACTATGATACTGAGATGGTCTATTGGACTTTTCCTACGGATACAAGAACGGCTACAACTCCATTTCCAGACAAAGTTCTAGCATATAACTACAAAAATAGCTCTTGGGGTGTAAATGACGATTCATTTACCGCATTTGGCTATTATCAACTCTCTGAGGATACGCCTGGCCTTACATGGGGCTCATCATTAATATGGGGCGAAACTGAACTGCGGTGGGGCGGCATTCATAGCGGTTATATTGGCCGAACACGTAAAATCATTGCAGGGAATCAACAAGGATGGGTCGTTATTATTAATCCTGATGTCTCTAGAAATTCTGAATCGTTATATGTAACAAATAATTCAGGTTATTCGTATACAATTATTGATCACAATCTTAAAGCAAATGAATATGTTCGCGTGCATTTAGATGGAGCAGGTATCTCTAATGCAAAAGTTAATTCGGTTGTTGATAAAGATACGGTAACTTTGAGCGTTGATTTAGCAAGTTACAATGGAAATGCCTCCATTTCACGTGTAAGCAAGATAGACATTCAAACAAAAGAATATAATTTTTACGCTGATAAAAACCGTAACGCTTATATATCACAAATAAGTTTTATGGTTGATAAAATAGTAGCTGGTAAAATTACTATCGATTACTACATTTCAAGTGCAGATGGTTTATCGATGATGGAACAGGCTGAAGCTACAGGGACACTTCTTGGCTCAACAACATTAGATCTCGACAAATATGAGTTGGCACCGATGGAAGAGTTTCAAGAGCGAGTTTGGCATTCCATGTATACACAAGCAGAAGGTGAATGCATACAATTACGAATCTACTATTCTGACGACCAACTTTATCTAGACGAAGCAAGATTACCATTTACTTTGCATGCCATGATCTTTCAAGCGCAGCCAACGGCACTTCAACTCCAATCATAAGAAGGGACGCAGATGAAGTTATTGTTTATAGTTTTTCTTGCAGGAACAATTTTCCCTATGGAAAAAGATATAGAGATCGGCATAAATCCTGGACGGCTTTCTATTGCCCTGCCTTGTCAGAAAAGATCTTCAATTGTTATCTTTGAAGAACAAAACGAAGAACAAATCTGCCGCCTGGCATTCCAATCGTTTTCGGTAGACGAGTCGCCACAAACTTCGCGTATAAAAGACTTTTTATGCCATCATATACGTATGACCCTTGACGCGCCAAACACTCCAGACCGTGAGAGTTTGAAAGCTATTGGAAGTTTTCAAGGGCAAAATTTAGAAGATGAATATTTGAAAAAATACTTACAGAAGTTGTTTTTAAGAGCAACTACTGACGCGCTTGCGACGGCTGAGACTGAAGTTGTAAAAAACAAAGAGGATGCCGCTGCACGTGTGTCAAAAACTCGCGCGACGTATTACGCTATGGCGAGTAGTACTGTAACTGCCGCTATAGGTATTGGTGTTACATTACTTATGCATTATACAGGTTAAGAGATAGAGAAAGGCTTTTATGTCATGGCAAGAGCAAACTAATCCGGGTTTATTTGTACCGACAACATCGGTATGGGAAATTAATCAACTCCATGAAACTGATGTTAAAAGTGAAGCATTTAAAGAGCTTCTTGTTCGCCTTTATCAAAATATTAACAATATTGTGCTCTCACTTAACAAGAAAGATAGCGCCTATTATTTTGAAGAAGAATTTATTAATGGCCAGGTATTTCCAAGCCCTGTAACTGCATCTGCATCTCAAGAAGGACTTCAAGTATTCCGTAAAGTTATTAAGTTTGGTGCGCTTCCAAGTAGCACCACTAAAGTGATGCCACATGGACTTACAATTACAACCAACTTTAACTTTACCCGTATCTATGGCTGTGCTACTGATCCAAATCCAGCTGGACAGACTTATATACCATTACCTTATGCATCCCCAGTTGCAGCAAATAATATAGAATTAAAGGTTGATAATACCAATGTTAGTGTTACAGCTGGTTCTAACAGGAGCGCATTCACAACAACTTGGATTGTTATTGAATATTTAAAACAGGCGAGTTAGGCTTTATACCCAATAGTTAACTATGAATTGGAGAATATTATGGATTATAGTCCACAACCTCAAGGTGCTAATGGAATTGCTCCTTATCCTACGGCTAATTTAGGAAATAGTTTAAATTCTAACTCTAATACATCTGGATCGTGGATGAATAGTTTAATGCAAATACTGGGAGGCATGGCCCCAATGTTAGGCGCAGGGGCAAGCGCGCTGGGACTTGGTGGTTTAACAGGTCTTTTAGGAAAAGGTACTTCGATGGGCCAAGTGTTTGGTGGCCAACCAGAACAGATGAAACAATTCCAGCGCTTTAATCCAGAGCAACAATCTGCTTTTAGCTCGATACTGAAGCAAGCGCTAAGCGGCCAAGGTCTTGGCCAAGGAATGGATTTTGCTCCAATTGAACAAAATGCGCGAACACAGTTTTCGCAGCAAACAGTTCCTGGATTAGCCGAACGATTTACTCAAATGGGTGGCAGCGATACTAGACTTGGCTCTTCAGGCTTTGGGCAAGCGCTTTCGAGTGCCGGGGCTGGGCTAGAGCAAGGTCTTGCGGCTCAGAAGTCTCAATACGGCATGGACCAGCAGCGTATGTTAATGAGCTTGCTTGGCCTAGGATTAACGCCACAGACTGAAAACGCATATCAACAACGACAGCCAGGTATGTTTGAATCTGGAGCTCAAGGATTAATGTCATCATTGCCACTTTTAGGTCTGTTAGGAAAATAATGGCGATACAAATACTGCCCAACACGGGTATTGGAGAAAAATTAGGCTCTTCACTGGGCTCAGGGATTCAACAGGCGCTTGGCTTTTTAATTAAAGATAAACTAGATGCATTGCGTGGCGCTCGTGAATACGATACGATGCGTGCAGTGTTAGGAGATGCTGGTGGAGCGCCAACTGGTAGGTATATTCGTCCAGGAAGTGCGCCGCAATATGCTAGGTTAGCTCAAAGCAAACAAAAAGAAGTGCGCAGACAAACTGAAAAGATGCAACCAGTGGCATTGGCAAAAGAAGCATTGCCTGCGATCAAAGAACTTATAGCAAGTGGAAAAGTTGGATCTGGATGGATGCCAACAGAAGCAAAAGCACAATATCAGGGATTTGTATCAGCTTTAAAAGAAAGTAAAGATCCAGCGCTTAGGGCTTTTGCAGGGTCAATTTCTAACCCTGATCAAGGGCAACAGGTAATATATAATAAACTTGATCAATTTGACCGATATCTTACGCAAATATTAGGCGAGTCAGGATATCAACCACCTGCAAGTGGCCAGTCGTTACAAGGAGCCTTAGCGCCGCAACAGCAGCAACCAGAGTCATTTGGCCAGCCGCAACAGCAACAATTAGGTGGTGAA